AACATCAAACGTCCTGTTTCTGTTAAGGAAGCAAAGATGTCCCCGATTTCTGCAGCAAGACGTAAATCTCTTTGTTAGTGGATGATGGGTATGTAAAAAAAGCTTACAAGCAAAAAAACGGCTAATGACCCTAATAGCCGTATCAACAAAGCACTAAGGAAGTGGGATTGTTAATGAACGAAGCAGCAGCAGAAAGCGTTGAAACCGAAGCATCAGTCGAGGTTCAGGCATCAGAAGTGCAGGAGCAACCTCAAGAAGTATCATCAGAGAGATTTGATTGGCTTCCTGAGAAGTTTGAAAGACCAGAAGAGCTTGCGAATAGCTATAAAGAGCTAGAGCGTAAGTTTTATCAGCGCAAAGATGAGCTAAGAGAGCAGATTGTCTCAGAGCTTAATGAAGAAGCTGTAAGCGCAGCACCTATTAGCCCAGGCGATTATGAGATTGATTTTACACCGCCAGAGGGTTTGGAATATACAATTGCCAATGATGATCCAATGTTGGACTGGTTTCGCAGCAAGGCACACAACTACGGTCTATCTCAGCAAGAATTTAATGAAGTGATTAATGAATATGCTGCTATGGATACCCAACGTGGGCCTGATTGGAACGTAGAGTCACAGGCCTTAGGTGAATATGCAGAGCAGCGTTTAGAGCGTGTAGATTCATGGGCGCATAAGTCACTTAGCGAAGAAGCATATGAAGCTTTTGCTAACACACCAGCATCAGCTAAAATGGTGCAGTTATTTGAAGAACTCATGGAACTCAATGGTCAGCCTCAGTTTAACATGGTCTCACCAACAGAGTTTCAAGAACGTCTTAGCATTGATGACCTACGTTCAATGCAACAAGACGAGCGTTATTGGAAGGACAAAGACCCAGCCTTTATTGCAAAGGTTCGGGCTGGATTTAACCAATATTCTCGGCAGAAATAAATGTGAATTAACAAACACATCACTTTCTGTCAGTTTTACCGTACTGAAGGCCCGTAGTGTTGGTCTCGGCCCTAAATGGAGTAGCTCTCCTAACTGGACAACCGAACAAAGCCAATATGAAGGAATAACCGGATGGACAATGTAACTTTAACTTTAGGATAAGGAGCTAATAGTATGGCAACCCCATCTATTGATACTTCCTTTATCGAGGAGTTTGAATCCGGCGTCCACATGGCGTATCAGCGCATGGGTTCAAAGCTTCGTGGTACTATTCGTACTGCCAATGGCGTTAAGAATAAAACCACTTTCCAGAAAATCGGTAAAGGTTTTGCTACTACCAAGGCTCGTCACGGCAACATTGCCCCGATGAATCTTGATCACACCAACGTTTCAGTCACCCTTGAAGATTACTTCGCTGGTGAGTGGATTGACGATCTGGATCAATTGCGTATCAACCACGATGAGATGCTTGTCGCACAGCAGTCAGGTGCATATGCACTTGGTCGCAAGACCGACGAGTTGATCCTCGACGCAATGGACACAACTACAAATGCTCTTAACGAGACCACAAACGGTATCACATTGGCTTGGGCTTTCAGCTTGATGGAAGCTTTCGGCAACAATGATGTTCCTGACGATGGTCAGCGTTATTGCGTTATTGGTTGGGAAAACTGGTCACAGTTGATGGACATTGATGAGTTCTCTCGTGCAGAGTACATCGGTCAGGAAAACTTGCCTTTTGCCAACTCAGTAACAGCAAAGCAGTGGCTTGGCTTTACATGGTTCCCATTCTCAGGATTGGACGATGATGGCTCAAACCGTAAGTGCTTTGCATGGCATCAGTCAGCAGTTGGTCACGCAATTGGCGCAGATGTTTCATCTAACATGCAGTATCACAACGATAAAGATGCGTATTTTGTATTGAACAAGATGCAAATGAACGCAACACTGATTGATGCGAACGCTTGTTATGAACTGTCGCTGAAGAAATAAGGGAGGTTTACAATGGCACTAGTTAAAGCAGACCTTTCTTTGGTCAACTACTCAGGCAATGGCTTCCATATTTGGCATTACAAGTCAACCACAGACGCTCTAAACACAATTGATACAGCTGCTTACTTTAACAATGTATCAAGTGAAATGAACGTAGGTGATGTGATCTTCATCAATGCTTCAAATGGCTTCGGCATTGCAACTGTTGTGTCTAACACTGGCGGTGTAGTCGATACTGGCGACATCGTTAGCATGACAACAGATAGCCGGTAATGGCTAAGAAACCAACAATGAAGGCGGCAGCGAAAGCTGCCCCTTCTACCTCTCCCAAAGAAGAGATTCGTAAGGGCTATGTTCGTAAGATTGGCCCTAATGCTAAATTAGGTAAGGGTGTTAAGTAATGTCCAATTATAAAATGCCAACTAAAAAAAGTTATGTTGGTGACGACATAGGCAGTCGTCTTGCCAGAATGATTCTCGATACAAGCAATAATTACAAAAATATGGGCAATTTGTCTAAATCTGGAAAAACAAATGCTACAAAGGGTCGCAATAATCCTCGTGGCGCAAAAGGGGCTAGATAATGAAAACCTGTGCTTCATGCCCAACTCCGGCTAAATGCCGCAGTGCTGGCAAATGTTTAAACGCAAAGAAATCAACTAAGACAATGGGCAAAGGTTACGGTAAGTAATGCCAACAACCCCATCTACCGACATTGAAGTAGCGCAGAAAGCAATGGTTCTAGTTGGTCTGGAGCCATTGGCTTCGTTTACAGACCAAACTGATGAAGCTTTGGTAGCAAACACTATCTTCGAGGATGTTGTAGAGGATTGTCTGGCACAGCATAACTGGAACTTTGCCACAGGTCAGAAAACCCTTAGTAGGTTAACGGCTACACCAGTAGACCGCTGGGACGCTGCATATGCGCTTCCTACAAGCCCTGCGGTTGTTCAGGTACAAACTGTTACCATTGACGATCAGCCCCAAGAGTACGACATCTAAGAGCGTTATATCTATATTAACGCTCAAGTTAGCGAAGATGTTGTTCTGAACTATATTTATCGTCCAGAGACTCAATACTGGCCTCCTGCATTTACTATGTGGGTAATCTTTAGATTGGCTTCTGTATTTGCACTATCTGTTACTCGTAAAGCAGATGTTGCCAAATCATACACAGACCTTGCAGAAGTTCAGTTCCGTAGAGCCAAAGCTCGTGACAGCCAACAGGTTACAACGCAAGGTCTACGGCCTTCTCGTTATCATCGTGTTCGTATGGGTAATGGTATTTATCAAAATGTAGAGGGGCTTTAATGAATGGCACTTCTACGGCAGTTCTACACAAATTTCACAGCTGGGGAATTAACCCCATTGCTGTCATCACGACTGGATTCGGATGCCTATAAAAACGGTGCTAAGACGCTCCGTAATTTCCGTTTGCGTGCTCAAGGTGGTATTACTCGTCGGCCTGGGTGTAGGTATCTTCAAACGCTCTCCAACATTGCTTATCAGATGGAGTCGTATATTTATGACGAAGATGAATCATACATCCTTCTATTTAGTAATGGGCAGCTGGATATTGTTGATACTACTAGCCTCACCTCGATAGTACAAACTCTTACATCATGCCCTTGGTCTACAGCAGAGATTGGTCAGATCAAGGTAGCTCAGTCTGGTGATACGATGATTATTGTTCATCCTGATTTTGCTATGCAGAAACTAACAAGAACATCAGCATCAACATTTACTCTAGCAGACTATGATTTTGACCATGACGGCACAGCGCATTACGAGCCATTTTATAGATTTGTTGATCCAGCAGTTACTATTACACCGCAAAACAGCAACACAGGCTCTCAGAACTTTACTGCTTCTTCTTCCATATTTAGCAGTGATTGGGTTGGGGAACATATAGAGTTTATTGACTCTGCTGATAAGGTTGTGCATATCGAGATTACGGCTTATGTGTCAGGCACTGTTATAACAGGAAGTTTTAGTGATGCAGTAGCAAACACCAATGCAAGAGACACTTGGAAAGAGCAAGTGTTTTCAACTCGGCATGGATATGCTCGTTCAGTAACATTTCACGATCAAAGACTTATCTTTGGCGGTTCAAGAGACTTGCCAAACCATATGTTCTTTTCAAAGGTTGGTGAGTATTTTAACTTTGATGTTGGGTCTGGTTTTGATGATGAATCAATTCAGATTCAGATTGCTGAAAACCAAGTATCTGAAATCAAGTCTATGGAATCATTCCGGCATCTGGCGGTGTTTACGTCAGAGCAGGAATTGTACTGTCCTACGATTGAGAATCGCCCACTAACGCCATCTACAATATCTGTTAAGAAGCAGACATCATTTGGCAGCGGTGAGGTTAATCCTGTTGAGTTTGACGGTGCAATTGTGTTTTTGACAAAGACAAAAGGTGCAATTAGAGAGTTTATCTTCTCTGACATAAGCCAAGCATATAACTCTGATTCTATTACTATACTGTCTCAGCATCTTATTGGCACACCTACAGACATCAGTGCTCAACGTGAAGCATCGGATCAGGTAGAGAGCTATCTCTATTCTGTTAACACTGATGGCAACATTGCTGTCTTTACCAGTATTCGTAAGGAAAAGCTGCAAGGCTGGACTTTGTATGAAACAGAGGGTTCGTTCAAGAACATCGTAAATGTTAACCGCAGAGTATATGTAATTTGCGAAAGAGAAATAAACGGCTCAACGCTCACTACATTAGAGCTTCTTGATAACCAGTACCATCTTGATAGTGCCTACAAGGACACAGATGCCACGGCAAAGACAAACTGGCAGATCGCTCATTTGCCTAATACTCTTGTGCATGTAAAGTCTGGCAATTACAGCCTTGGGTCATACACAACTGATGGAACAGGTAATCTTACCCTTAACGCTGCTGTTACTGATGTGGAAATTGGTATTAACTATATTCCTGTATTAACCACGCTGCCGCCT